GTGTATTACCTATATTCCTTGAAATCCGTCTGGACAAAAAGATTATAAAAAATAAAAAATAAAATGTCAACAAATTTTTTAAAACATTCTAACACGTCTCATAGTACGAACAGCACCATCATCATAAACAGTTCTAGAACTAATATAACTAGGTCTAGCACGATCAAAAAATTTATTGACAACACGATTCCATGCATTTACATAATTTTGAGGAGTAACTAAACCATGACCAACATTTTTAAACAACTGTTTCCAAGTTAATGGTCGAAGACTAGGAGGAGTACCATTAGCATTAGATAAAGTAGCAGCAACCTTAGAAACAGTTTCTGCATTCTTACGACCAATATCAGCCTCTTTTTCTTTACGATTCAATTCTTCATCTTTCATATGAGCAGCATAAACAGATTTTAAAATATTACCTAAAGTATTAAAAATATGAGAAGCAGGATTAGAAACAGATGAAGGATTCCTAGACATAGCAGCCTCAGCTCTAAAGACAGGAGAACTAGCTAAACCACCATACATATGACCAGCAACTAATTGTGGATTTATACCAGCATCTCTATAACGTTGCATAACAGCTTTAGGATGATTATAGGCATTAGTCATATTGAAGAACTCAAGTTGACGTTGATAATTTAAATCATTAGTTTGTTTAGCAATCCTAGCATTAACACGATTAATATTTCTAGCTCCTAAGTAGTTTCCAATTCCTGAAGCAATATGACCTAAAAATTCCATAGTAAATAACCAACTTTTATTGATAAAAATGTGTGTGTGTTATACCGCATATATAATCAAGAGAAATACATGCGGTGGAAATCATTTGGATTCAGATTGAGGTACAACCTTTTCATCAGTCGTCGTCGAACTGGCTATGTTAGGGCCTACTCCTCCTCCTGATTCAGGGTTGACCTCTGAAGGTACACCAGCATGCTTTCTCTCATACTTAGCGTATTTCTGATATTCCTCTTCAGTCAATTCATTCAGAGGATCAAAAAAGTCTTCCTCTGCTAAATCAGTAGGATCAAATCCAGGATCAGAGGTAGGGTCAAAAGTATCGTCATATTGAGACGCAGAGACACGAGGAAAGCCAAATGAAGTAAAACGAGCTAACTTATCAGCTAAACTCTCAAACTCGTCCTGAGACGTAAGAGAAGGCAAATCATTAACCTCACCTTTATAGTGAGCAGAATCATATGTATAATGAGTAAAAAATTTCTTAGTCATAAAATTAACGTAATGAAGGTTTAGAAAACTTAGCCATAGGTCTTTTAGACATAATATGATGATTTATATGAACAAATACATTATCATCATCACCATCAATATCAGCAAAAATCCTAGTAGAAGGCTGAGCAGTAACAAAATCAGAATTGAGGTTCGGGAGTTTATCAAATTTTCTTGCAAGATGCCAGAAATCCAAAGAAGTTTTGAATGCACCATGAACCTCAGAAGGAAACATCTTATACTCTGCATACCTTTGTTGATAACCAAATACTTGATCACCAGTAACGGCAGTAGTACCAGCATAAATTTCCTTATTTTTAACTTCCTGTTCACCAATATTCTGAAAATCAGGAAAGAAATAATCATATCTACCAAATCTTGTAAGCTTCCTAGGTAATCCTTGCATGTAATTAGTTCTAGGCATAATAGACATAATACCCATCAACCATCCATGTTCAGAACAAAAATATTTCATAGGCTTACCAATTCTAGCACCAAATCCATGACCTGCCATATTACCTTGTGGAGAAGTAGAACTAGTAGAAGAAGTTTGTAAAACCTCACTAAATAAAATAGGAGTTTTAAAACCACCAATATATTCAGGAATTTGTAATCTGCTATCTCTAGGTCTAACACCAAAGAAAGACATCAACTGTTCTACATATCTAGAACCAAATCTCATAGACTTCTCTAACCATCTCTGAATAGCTGAAGCTTTTCTTAAATCAGAAATATTTACAGAAGAAACACCAGACATATCAGCTTTAACACTATTCAAATCAAGATTACCTTTAACAGGCATAGAACCAATAGTTTGACCAAAAGGATCAACAGTAGATAAACCAAAAGCTTTATCCATATCACCATCAAAAGAATGAGTTTGCATATTAGCAATAGCAGCACCAGAAGGATATCCTTTATAAGAATCATCAGGAATTTTAAAGAAAGCAGGAGTACCTGCAGCATATTCAGGATCATAAGAAGCACCAACATACCAAGCAGGACCAGTAGTTCCTACAATCATACCTTTACCATTACCAACAACACTAACATTACCGGTAGTAGCACCATTAACATTACCTTCACCTATAATAGGAGCATCACCACTTAAAGGAATAGAAACACCAGTACCTCTCTGAGGACTAGGAAAGGCAGAAGTAAAATAATCTTTTTCCCAATTTCTATTTAACAAAGTAGTACCAGAAATAGAATCTAAACCACCAGTTAAAGAAATAGGAACTTCTTCTTGTAAATTCTGATCACGATACCAATGATTATAGATCATATCATAGGCTCTAAAAGGCAAAGCATCAACAAGAAGAGTAGTATTAAAAGTAGAATAATCAAAAGAAGGAACACCTAAATAATCTGATAAAGCACTAGGAAGAGTCCTTTCAAAAGAAATATAAGGATGAGCAGGAGCTTCTTCACCAGATACACCACCAGTAATAAATGTTTCCCAACAATCATTTTTACCATTATCCCAAAGAATACGATTAGGAACAAAATAATAATGAAAATAAACATCTACAGTATGCATAACTGGAGCAATTAAAGGAGCAAATCTAATCAAAGAATCAGTGGAAATAGAAAATGAATCACCAGGTAAACATTCAGCAGACAAAACAGGAATAAGTTTAGCCATCTTACAACTAAGCTTATTTTCAAAAGTTAAATTAAAACGAGAACGTCTCAACATGTATATAAAACATTTTAATTTATAAAATTATAAAACATTAAGTATAAGAAGTCAAGACACTTCCATACTTAAAACGATCAATAACATAATCACGATAGGCAGAAAAACAACCATGATGATAATTACCCCAAAAACCATGAAAAATAGATATTCCTTTACGCTGAAGTTTATCAACAGCAGCATAAAATTGACAAAACTTCTTATCCAAAAATTGAGAAACACTCAAAAGGGAAAACGACTTCGAAAAATCATCAGGATGAGAATATAAAAAATCACAAGTTTTAGTAACCAAATCATTATATTTCCAACTACCAATATTATAACGATAAATAGGAGAAAGCATATCTAAAAGCTCATCCTTATAAAAAGAGTACTGAGAAAAAGTATCACAAATTGTATTAACTAAAAATTCAACAGGAACTTTTCCACGAGAAGTAAACAAATTTAAAAAAGTATGATGTATAAAACGATGAAAAGCATCTTGAGGTTCAGTACGATCAGGATATAAAATAGAAATCTTAGGCTTCAAAAATCCAGGAACTACCTCACGAATCTTATTAATATAATACCTAGGCAAATTAAATTTATGGCCACAAATTTTTAAAAAAGTATGATTATTTAAAACAATCTCGTAGATTTTTTGTTTAGTTAAAAAAGATTGACCTAGCCCCCTAGATGCAAGAATGAAATTATTAGCAATGATCGAGTCAGTATTAGGATTATACCAATTGAAGGTTTTTAAAACACGACCATTAGAAATTCTACGAGAAATAGGATTAATTTTAAAATGATGAGAGTTCACTGGAACTGCAGCCTCTTTTACAACATATTTAGAAACATAACGCAAAGCTGCATCTCTTAAAAACTTTCGATCAACAATACCATTACCCCAAGACTTCAAAATCAAATCATAAGTCTCCTGACTTTCAGCATCAGGAATACCAAACAAAATACAATGATAATGAGGTCGAGCATGCTTTTCACCGTATTCTCCAGAAAGAAAATATTTAATAGGAACAGTATGTCCATATTTTCTAGTAAGATTAATACGTAAACGCTTAAAAAATCGCTGACATTCAGCTTTATCTAATCCGTTATCATGCGGTAAATGTTCTTTATCATAGGTAAGAGTGCAAAATAAGGTAGAATTATGTGGATAATTTAAAGATTCATTATGAAGTCGAACATACCAAGAATTTTGCCTGGCAGCTCTGCACTCTGGACATTTACCACAGGAAACGGTAAACGGAAGACCAGAAGGATTTTTAAGGAAGATTGGAGTAATACACATTAGAATCGGTAGCCTCCACGTCTCATTAAATATCTACTTCTTCTAATTCTAAGACGCCTAAAAAGACCTCTAGGTCTCCTTCTTATAAAAAATCTTCGTCTATATCTTCTGTAAAATCGCATAATATGAAAAAACTATTATTAATTTTCTTCTTTATTGGAGTTATTATGTTTATCTAAGTGATCAGAAATAAAACCAGCAACTACTCTAATCAATTTAAAAATAAAATTTATTTTTCTGAGCCACATGGCATAAAATAATAAGCCTACCTGAAAAAATTATAAAAAGAAAAAAATTAAAAGTCAACAAAAAAAAGTTAATGAAAACTATCATTAACTTTTCCAGTAGATTTTATATCTCTAACGTGTATTACCTATATTCCTTGAAATCCGTCTGGACAAAAAGATTATAAAAAATAAAAAATAAAATGTCAACAAATTT